TGCACCGGAGAAAGCCAAGATTGCGCCAAGGGCGAGGGCAGACACACCGACAATGCCCATGATGGTTTCAATCTCTGCTTTTACTTCGCTAGAAAGGCCACCCCAATCATTGATAAGGGTTTTTGCCATACCGGCTGCACCAATAGCCATGAGTCCTACACCGATAGCAGGATGACCGAAACAGGCCATGATCAAACCAACAGCCAGCAGAGCCTCACTGATAGCAAAACTTACATTTGCAAGTTCCTCGTTTACAACACCGGACACGAGGCTGGACGAACCACCACCGCCTCCACCGCCACTCTGACTTTGGATAACGTTTAGTTCGTCAAACGATGCAAGCAGGTCTTTGTTCGCTTTTCCACCGCCTCCGGCAGCACCGGCATACTTGTTTACCGCATCAGTTGCGACACCGAAAAATTCAGATGCACCGCCAAGCAGAGAAACTAACTGATTGATAAGGTCACACAGATATCTCACAGCGGCGGCAACAGTATTGATAACAGGAACAATGGCACTCAGAGCAGGAGCAAAGGCCGTCACAAGGTTTGTGGCAACGCTGGACAGTGCAATCTTCGCTTGATCAACGTTCCTTGCAAAGTCACCGCCCATAGAGGAAGAGAACGCATAGGCGGCATTCCAAGCCTCGCCGAACATTTTGATCATTGAACGGATAGCGGTACGAATCAGCATCGTTGTGAAAATCCGTCCAATTCTGCTGGCGGTATGATGAGCAACATGACCCATCCTCTGCATTCCTTCGGTCGCTGCACCAACGGCTCTGCTTGTCGCTTCAGAGGCTGCTTCAACGGCTCTGCTTGTTGCCCTTGTTGTAGTACTTGTAGCTGCCGTTGCAGCAGATGAAGCAGCAGTCGCTGCGGTTACTCCTGTACTACCGCTTGCGCCGGTCGAACGTGCAAGCTCATCATTCAACTTTTTGAGAGAACGGAAAGCACTGTTCGCCTGTGAACGCAGACGAGACAGTGCAGAAGCAAAGCTATTAACACCGGAGGCTGCTGCCTCGGCATTGGATCTTATAGTGAGTTCAAGCGTTTCAAGGTTTGCCATGTTTCTCAACTCCCTGTTTCGCATCGGCAGAGTTTTTCAACCCCGTCAGATACTCAATCAGTCTTTGCCGTTCTCTTCTAACCTCTTGTTGCTTCTCGGCTTCGGTCTTCTCGTAAATATCAAGAGGCCTCTCAACATATTTGACTTCCTTCTTCCCAAACGCAGAACCGATAACGCTTCGCAGTGCATGAACAGTGTAAATGCCATTCAGCCACATGGATTCGTTCTCAATCTTCCGTCTGAGCAGGTAAGCCTGGGCGTATGCCCTAACCATCCACGGATCTCCATACCAAAACTGCTCGTATGTCATTCCGTAAACCATGTAAACAGGGCAGAGTTCCTCAAACACTTGAGTATATGTCAAACGTTGTGACGGAGCAGATGATTCCTCGTTTACATCTCCACCGTCATTCTTCCGTTTTTTGCTTCACCATCATTGGCAAGGGCGTTGAACGGAACACCATACAAGGCTCCCAGCCTCTCTGCCATACCATCCGGCATACCGCCCAGGTCATCAAACAGGATCTTGTCCGTCTTGTCCCTGGAAATGTTCTTATGATGCATACGGAACGCATAGAAGAACAGTTCGGGCAGTTTTGTCATCGGGAACCGGTCGAGGTCTCTGATGTCAAACCCTCTTGCCTCGGCGAACCGGACAGATTCACGGTTAAACTCCAATGTATACTCAGTGTTGCTTTCGTTGTCACGAAGGACAATGGGTTTAATTCTTTCGGTATTCTCCATTACTCTTTACCTCCCGTATAGGTATATGTTAAGGGCAGTAATCCATGATACGGGCATGGAAATGGGAATTCCCCCACTGTCCTGCCACTTAACAACAGTTAGATTAGGTAGAGGACTTCGTTGCCCAACCGGCAATCTTGTCGGGGATGATGTGCAGGGTCGCTTCAGCAACCGCATCAACGCCCATTTCGTTCATGCCAAGTTCTGTCGGGGTTCCAGCGAAAAAGAAGGAATCGAAATTCGGAACCGCAACTTCAAACCAGGTAGCGAAACCACTCGCCCAAGCAGACTTGGCGATAGACACCACAGAACCCCAGGCAGTCTTCAGAGAGGCCGTCAGATTGCAGTTAATCTGAATATCATCTCCAGCATCTTTCACGCCGGGGATGAAGCGTTTATTGGTATCTTGGAGGTTAGTAACCTCTAACTTCGAGGGATTCAGATCCATTGCCGGAATACTTTTGATATCGGGCAGTGCAACAAATCCACTAGTAGGACGAGAACCGGCAGTGGTCTCGGATGCCCACTTCAGCTGAACACCTATGGTGTTAAACTCAAGTGCCATGTTATCACTCCTTGTTAGGTTTCTTTTCAGCCTTTTTTACAGGCTTATCCTGCTTTTCGGCAGGGAATCCGGCAAAGCATTTCTCACAGACTTTCGCCCGTTCGTCATTCTCGTTGCCGCAATAAGGACATTTCTTCATGTCTTTATCTCCTGTACATCTGATATACAGTTTTCTCGCCAATCACTTCCGGTTTGCTTACAATGACTTCCCACCTGCCGTACTGACGGAAGATTGTCCGGTCGATGTTCACAGGCCGGTTCATGCGGATCCTGCGGAATTTGAGGCTTTGCAGAGCAGAATCAACAACGCTGATAATACTTCTGCACTCAGACTTCGCAGTGTCTTTCGTGTTGGCGTACACGCTTACTTCAAAAACAATGCGTGTATAATTCTCTGAACAGTTATCGGTATTCGCCCTCTGATACGGGGCATTGTCGGTTTCTTCCACCACAACGCAGGGGAAAACGGCGTTCTTTTCATCATAACCGGCAGTGACATTGCATGAGGGATATGCGGTTGTTACCGCCGTATAGACAGTGTCAAACACTTTGTTGTGGATGTCTATCACAGTTTGATTACCTCCTGTGCAATTTCAGTACTGTTCTCGGTTATGAACACCTTTGCCATGTGCAATCCCTGCCGTGGGAAGACTTCGTTGTAAATCTGCCCTCCGAAGTGCCATTGCCCTGTCTTGTAGTATTCTTGTGAACCTTCAAGCAGCGAGTATGTTCCAGGGGCAACAGGCGTTACCGGCGAGTTCTCAAACAGTGTAGAAGGGTCGAGCGTTGCATCACCAGCACCAAACTCTGCTATTAGGGGCATATCCCCGTCAACATTGATGTATCCGATGTTCTCTTCTTCGTCTACTTCTGCTTCTGCCTTAACAGGCCAATCACCATACGCAGCATTTGCCTGTTCTGCACCCTCGTTCGCAAGTGTGTTGATAAGTTCACCGACACCCTCACGCAGGTTTTCCTGCACTTCTTTGAGCCTACGGATTGCCATTTCAATGGATTCGCTGGACAGATCAATCTGAATCGGAATCACGGTTCATCCACTTCCGTTCCGGTCGCCTCTTCATTCGGAGTAGGCGTTGGAGTAGGCGTGACAACCGGATACTGAACATCCACCTCTTTGAGGTAGTAAATGATATGGTTCAGACTAACAGACTTACGTTCAACCACAAAGTTGTTCGGGACGTCCACTTCGGTCTCTATGCCGTTAATCGTCACAATCCTGGTCGGTTCGATACCATACCATACCTTGGACTCTTCGCCCATAGAACAGGTCATGTCTTCCGTAACCGCCCGATGTGTATAGCCGGTAGTGATGCCGTATGGCAGGACTTCAGCGATACCCTGCGAACCAAGGTTGTTTGCACCGGAAGAGATTGCCATAGACATTCTCGTCTTTATCGGCGTTTCATACGTTATAGTCTTATCACCGGTCTTGAACCCATTACTGTCCTCTGCATACGTTACGCCGGTAGGGTTGGCGTACCATATGTCCTTCTTATTCCTGTTCAGAATATGCATTTAACCACCAACCTTCGCAAATGGCGTGAGTTTCGATAAGAGATCCTCATCGTCCACACTGCTATAGGCACGGTTGACACCGTTTTCCTCGTGGTTAATTTCAGCCTCGCTGCCTTTACGCAGGAAGAGCCTCGCCCCCAGTTCGCACTGAATCGTGTCATATCTTTCGGGGATGTCGCTTTCCCCTTTGGCACTGTCGAACGGGAAGAGACGTTCCAGCATCTTATTGCAAGCCAAACGGAGGTAGACAGTTACAACACCATTTGTAGCCGTTGCATCATTGTCAACGAGCGTTTGCACCATTGCAATCTTTTC